CGCGGCCAAAGCTGAGATGCCACCCTGCCCCCTCTGTGGGCAACGAGATAGTGTCTCCCGCAACGGACGCCAGGTGAACCTCGTGCTCCCTGACCGTCAACGCTACCACTGCCGTACCTGTAACCGGAACTTCCTGGGAGAGGAACTATGAACGACGTATTCCCGCACTATCGCAGCAAGACCCTGGAGCAGTTTGAGGCCAGTACACCAATCCTGAAGGAGGCAGTGAATACTGTCGAGGGCTATATCGGCAGGATCGCCCTGGCGAGAGCCATTGGCAAGGGCATCACCTTCATGGGCCAGAACGGGACCGGTAAGACCCACCTGGCGTGCTGTGTACTAACCGCGGCCAGGGACACTGAGCACAAGATCGAGTGCATTGAACTAGCCACCTACATCGACCTGTACCTGGAGATGTTCCGCGTCCAGGATGCGGACCGGATCGAGTACATCAACGATCAGCTTCGCTACATCAAGCGGTGTCACTTCCTGCTCCTGGATGATTTGGGCCGCGAACATAGGTCAGGGTCAGGTTGGTCAGGCGAGCGCGTCTTCGACCTGATGCGCTACCGCTATAACCGCGGCACACCCACTCTGATCACCACCAATCTGACGCTTGATGAACTGGATGAACGCTACGGCGAAGGGATGTCCAGCCATCTCCAGGGATCCAGCATCGTCGTGCTCGTGGATGGCGAGGACTACAGGGTGAGGAACGCCGATGCGTCGTGGTCAGATCGGGACTGACGCAGAGGGCCGAGTCTTCTTCGTCTGGGAGGGCCTGGTGGCGGTCCTCCCAGACCACCGACTGGTCAGGGGCCTGGAGCGACTGGCAACCACTACCGGCCAGTTCCGACGAGCCGTCGACTACTGGAAGGTGCAAGACCGGGCGCTGGCCCTGATGTGGTCACTCAACCAACGCACCCCCTGGCGCATCGACCTCGTGGTCACCACCCGCGGTCCCGCCTTCACCAAGGCCCTGTCGGAGAAGGTCACCCAGGAGAACTGGCCGGTGCGCTACGTCACCTACGACACCCCTCAGAGCCTGGGGAGGGCGCTGAGCTACATGCCCGATGTCCAACGCGTGTACTACGGCCTGGAGGAACAGCGGTTCGCCTACGGGCCTCACGGGTTCTTCTGCGGGCCTGACACTCCTCTTACAGTGTCCTGATGCCTGACATCGAGTGGCAGGCTATATGCCGCACCATCCAGGACCGTAACTTTGATGCCCTGGCTCACGCCGGCATCACTACCACCTTCTTCTTGGACCCCGAGAACGCCGCCGTCTTCGACTGGATGCGGGAGCACTGGAACCGCTACGGCTCATCCCCCAGTGAGGACGCCTTCCAGCACGAGTACGGCAACACCCTGATCGAGACCCCTGAGCCGCTGGCTTACTACATCGATCAGCTACGCGACCAGCGCCGTTATGCCCTGCTCAGTGACATACTCGATAGCGTCAACGAGCCGTACAAGAACCAAGAGACCGACATCGCGGTAAAGCTCCTGGCGTCGGGCCTGGAGGGCCTCCACCAGGAGGTCACCGAGCTACTGGATCAAGACGCCATTGACACCATGGAGGAGCAGATGGCGATGTTCCGCTCTCTGGCAGCCAACCCCGGCATCGCCGGCTGGCCCACCGGGTTCCCGTCCATGGACCGGGCCACCTGGGGCCTCCAGGCGGGTCAACTAGTGACCCTGGTGGGCCTCCAGAAGGTGAAGAAGTCCATGCTGCTCATGATGATGAACATCGCCTCCCACACCGCAGGGGCCAAGACCATGTTCATCAGCTTTGAGATGACCAACCAGGAGCAGATCACCCGGTACAACGCCCTCCGCGCCGGCATCAGCCTGACCCACCTCCAGCACCCGAGTGCCATGGAGGACTGGGAGTGGAAGAAGCTGAGCCGGATGATGCACGGCGTGGAGGGCATGCAGCCCATGATCTTCGTGCATGACCCAGGCCGCACCACCACCGTGTCGGCCATCGCCGCCAGGATCGCGGTACACCAGCCCCAGGTCGTGTTCATCGATGGCACCTACATGATGGAGAGCGAGCAGGACGTGCCCCAGGGCAGCCCCCAGGCCCTCACCTCGATCACCCGCTCTCTCAAGCAACTGGCAGATCGGGCTGAGATCCCCATCGTGCAAACCACGCAAGCCTTGTCCTGGAAAGCAAAACGTGGCGTGCTGTCCCTCGACTCCATAGGATATTCCTCCAGCTTCGCCCAGGACAGCGATGTTATTTTTGGAGTGGAGGAGGTGAAAGAGGAGGGGGAGGCCAAGCCCAACGACCTGAAGCTACGGATCATCGCCTCCAGGAACTGCCCCATCCACGATGTCATGCTCCTGGTGGATCTTGACCACGGCTCCATCATGGAGACCGAAGAGATCGAGTACAAAGACGACGACGACATGACCAGCCGTGATTGAGGATCTGCTGGAGCACATCGGGATCGAGGACATCCGGTCCCTGGGCGTCGAGGTGCAGGCGCGCTGCCCCATGCACGAGAAGAGGACGGGGGAGCGAGAGCGCCGGCCAGACCATTGGTCGATCAACCGGCACTCAGGGGCCATGCACTGCTTCTCTTGCGAGTACTCAGGCTCCCTGACCAGGCTCATCATCGACGTAGCCGGCGTGAGCCTGTGGGACGCCAGGAAGATGATCCGCCAGTTCGATGTTGATCTCTCCGATGATGAGGCCCCCTGGGAGCCACCCATCGGCATGGCGGTGGAGAGTCGGCTGGAGGAGTTCGGGCCACCCCCGCCCCGTGCCCTGGCCCGCCGGCACCTGACCCCCCAGGTCTGCGACCGATTCCAGCTTCGGTGGGACTACGAGGAGGCTGCCTGGGTTATCCCCATCTTCTCCCCAGGTGGTGAGAAGTGGGGCTGGCAGACCAAAGGGGTCGACATCCGCAACCATCCCCCTGGCATCAAGAAGGGCCGCACCTTGTTCGGCCTTGACGTGCTCGTCTGGAACCGGCCCCTCCTGGTGGAGAGTCCATTGGACGTGGCTTACTTGGACACCCTGGGCATCCCCGCCGTGGCTGCCTTCGGCTGCCAGGTGTCCGACATGCAGATGAAGCTCCTGGTGGAACGGTGTGACCGCCTGACCCTGGCCCTGGACGACGACCGCGCCGGGCGGGCCGAGATGCGCCGGCTCCTCAAGGAGAAGTGGCACCATCGCATCCCCATGACCGTGTTCAACTACCAGGGCCTGAGTGGCAAGGATCCCGGCGAGCTATCACCGGCCGAGGTCCGCAAGGGCCTGGAGTACGCGGTGCCGGCGGTGTTCTGGTGAGGATCACTTGTGTGGACGCCCACCTGGAGGACGGCACCATCCGCCACTTCACTATGGAGGAGTTGTTCCTGTATCTGCGTGAGCAGGCGCAGGTAGAACGCCAGAAGGTAGTGGACCGGATAGAGGAACTGAAGGGCGATGTTTAAAGGCACCCTCATCCCGGCGGTGTTCTGGTGACCTTTGATCGTGACCTGGCTGCCTTTCAGAAATGGCTCGCCAGACAAGTTCGGGAGGCCGAGAAGCACCAGGGACATGTCAGCGATGAATATCAGCAGGGTTGGCTCGACGCCATGAATGACGTGCTGGCGGTGCTGGTAGAGGAGTTCGGGGCATGACCTTCAAGGGGTCGTTGTACCCCTTCCAGGAAGAAGCGGTCGACGCCATGATCGACATGCAACACCTCCTGGTGGCCTACGAGATGGGCCTGGGCAAGACAGTTATCACTATCGCCGCGGTAGAAAAGCTGATCGAGGACGGCCAGGTGGGCGGGGGGCTGATCATCTGCCCTGCCTCCATCAAGTTGCAGTGGAAAAGGTTGATCGAGGACTTCGCCCCCGACGCCAACGTGATCGTGGTCAACGGCACAGCCCCTCAGCGCGAGGCCCAGTACCAGCGGTACAAGCGCGGCGAGGGTGAGTACTGCATCATCAACCCCGAGCAGATGGTCAACGACTGGGAGATAGTCTCCCGGCTGCCTAGGGACTTCATCGTGGCCGACGAGGCGACGTGGTTCAAGAACTTCAAGCCGCAGCGGTCCAAGAAGATCAAGCGGCTCAAGGCCACCTACCAATGGGCCTTGACGGGCCAGCCAGTGGAGAACCGGGCCGAAGAGGTCTACTCGATCATGTCCTGGATCAACCCCACCGTCCTGGGCAACTTCAAGACCTTCGACGCCGCCTTCATCAAGCGTGATCCCTGGGGCCGGGTCAGGGTCTATCGGAACCTGCCCACCCTGCACCGGCTCCTGTCCGAGCACATGGTCAGGCGCACCAGGAGCGAGGTAGCCGACCAGCTACCCGCGGTAGTGGCACCGGCACCCATCCTGGTGGAAGCAGACCAGGGCACCAGGATGCTGTACCGGCGCATGGTGCATGACCTGGAGGCCGAACTGGCTGAGGCCATGAACACCTGGGGGAACTTCAGCCTGAGTGGCTTCTACCGCGGTGAAGAGCAGGGCGAGGCCCGCGGTCGGATCATGTCGAAGATTACCTGCATGAGGATGTTGGTTGACCACCCCGAGCTACTGCGGCTCTCCGCGGCGCACTACCGCGGGGTACTACCTGGCAACCGCATGGGCAGCGAGTACGCCCAGGAGCTACACGCCGCCGGCAGGCTGGAGGGCCTCAAGAAGGCTCCCAAGCTGGATGCCTTGGTGGGGACAGAGGACAAGCCAGGGCTGATCCGAGAGATCCTGGAAGCCCACCCCGAGAACAAGATCGTGGTCTTCTCCTTCTTCAAGGACATGCTCGACATCGTGGCCGAGCACACCAGGAGCCTGACCCGGTCAGTGCTCTTCACCGGAGCCGTGTCGGTCACCAACCGGGACAAGGCCAAGCAGACCTTCGCCACCGACCCTGACACCAGGCTCTTCCTCTCCAGCGATGCTGGCGGGATCGGTCTTGACCTGCCGGTGGCGAACTACCTCATTAGCTACGACCTCCCCTGGAGCAGCGGAGCCTTCACCCAACGCCAGAGCAGGATCATCCGCCTGAGCAGCAAGTTTCCCCAGGTCACCCTGCTGACCATCCAGGTCGCCGGGAGCATCGAGGAGTACCAGCACCTCCTCTTGCAGCAAAAGAAAAAGGTGGCCGACGCCGTGGTCGACGGCAAGGGGATCAACCCCAGGGGCGGGCTGAGCATGGATCTGAGAAGTCTCTCGGAGTGGTTGCGCGAGAGCGTGGTGTAATTCTCGACTTCTCGACAGAGATCGCCTTGATTTCTCAATAACGGCTCTGTAATCTCATCCACTGACCCGCTGGACAGCGGGCAGTGAGAGACCCCCCGCGTCCAGCGGGCTAGTGAGAGAGAGTAGGCGATTAAATGCCACCCAATGAAATTGTAATACCCCCTACCATCGAGGACGCCGCCAAGCGTCTCGGTGACCTCGACCGGCTCTTCACAGCCACCGGCTGGGAACTTGCCGCCATCCTCGCCACGTTCGTGGAACCGGGTGCCGGTCAGGGAACTTCGGCTAGATCTAGCCGAAGTCGGGTATCGGCCACCGAGTTCGTCAGCACGTACCGGATCCGTGGTCTGAGGTCCAAGGACACGGTTGTGCGCTACGTCGATATCTGGACCGAACACGTCGGATCCCGGCCCAAGCCTGGAGAGACCGTAAAGCTGCCCACCACCCCCTGGCCCCCACAAGCTGCCAATCTGGGCAGTCGGACCTCAACCGACCCAGA